TGATGATGCTATCTATTGCATGCTCATATGCAGAAGCAGTTGGAGCCGACACAGTATATCATGGGTCAGCTCTTGTAGATAGTCAGGCAGGTTACTGGGATGGCAGTAAAGAGTTTCTTACAGAAATTAATAATGTAGCTGCCCTTAATAGAAAAAATAAAATTAAAATAGAAGCACCTTTAATAAAACTGTCAAAAAAAGAAATTATTGAGACAGGAGTCTTCACTAATGTTAAGTTTGAAGATACATGGACCTGTTATGAAGGTGGAGAAAAAGCATGTGGTTATTGTACTGCTTGCAGTTCTCGTATACAAGGCTTTTTACAAAATAAACTAGTAGATCCAATAGAATATGAACGCAACGATATCCCATGGGAAAGAACTTGAGTACAGCGATGTACTTTTAGTACCTCAAGAAAGCGACTTAAGTAGTCGAGCAGATGCAGATACACGAATTGCCATTGGTGATTTTGATTTTCACTTACCAGTTGTACCTGCAAATATGGAGACTGTTATTGATTTAGAAGTAGCTAAAATTCTAGATGATGCAGGTTACTTTTATGTAATGCATCGTTTTGACGATATATTTAAAACACTACAATACATGCATCATAATAAATTTCGATGTAAAAGTATTAGTGTTGGGGTAAATCAAGACACCTACGACGCTTTAGATAAAATTTTAGATACTAGTTATTTTATAGATATAATTACTGTTGATGTTGCTCACGGTCATCACATTAAAGCAGAAAATATGGTACGATATATAAAATCTAGATTTCCTGATACAACTATTATTGCTGGTAATGTAGGTACGTATGATGGTTTTAAATTTTTAGAAGACGCTGGTGCTGATATTGTTAAAGTAGGTATAGGTTCAGGAGTTATTTGTACTACTAGATTTAAGACCGGTTTTGGTACTCCTATGTTTTCAACTATACAAAAGATCTTCCATACAAGTAACAAAGCGAAAATTATGGCAGATGGTGGTTGTAAGCATTTTGGGGATATTGCAAAGGCATTTGCAGCTGGAGCAGATATGGTAATGGCAGGTTCTTTCTTTGCTTCTTGTATTGATTCTCCTGCAAAATTAGTAAACGGAATTAAGCAATACTATGGTAGTACATCTTTTGCTCAAAAACAAAACAGATTAAATTTTGTAGAAGGGAAGGAAGTAGAGTTAAATTTAGGGCCAGATTATATGACAAGATTACAGGAAATTAAATGCGCTTTGCAAAGCTCAATATCATACGCAGGTGGTCGAAATATAAGTTGCCTTAAGACTATAGAGTATATAACATTATAAAACTATGTGTGGAATTTTTGGATCAAATAATATAAAAACTTTTCGGAAGCTTTATGAGAAAAATACAGAGAGAGGTAACTTCGTACGTAGTGTAACGTATCTGTATCCTCAAGGATTACAAAGTGATAAACTAGTTAAAACAACTCATGAATTAAATTTCAATAAACCCATTGTAGAAAATCCATTTTGTATTTATTACTTAGGACATGTACAATCTCCCACAACAAAGGTTAGAGAGTTTAAATTAGATACGTCTCATCCATTTACTCTTAATGGACAATATCTAGCACATAATGGAGTACTAGAAAATGATAGAGATTTAGTTCATAAAATGAAACTAGAAAACTATAATGATGTAGATAGTAGTATTATTTTACCTCTGATGGAAAAGGTTGGCTTTAAAGAAGCCTTAGAAATGCTACAAGGTATATTTAGTTGCTGGTATTATAACAGTAAAACTGGTAGTTTACGTATATTTAGATCCGGTAGTACATTGCATTATAGTGATGGGGACTTCACGTCTGCGGCTATACCAGGCTATAAATATATAGACGAAGGAATTGTGCTTGAATATAACTTTACTTCTAATAGATTCAAAGAAGTAGATAAATTCAAACTCAATTCTATTCCGTTCTTTTTATGAAAACTTTAATAGCAACAGCTACAAAGCATACAGAAACAGACTTTAAATCTACTCGTTTAGCTAAAAGTCTGAGTAATCATAGAGATAAACAGTCAATTGTATCATATGATCTTATACCTACATATGAGAATAAGTATGGTTTATGCAGTGTATACAATAGATATTTAACTAAACAAAACTTAAAAGATTACGATTGTATTTTATTTGTGCATGATGATATTTTTATAGATAGTATAAACTTTCTTACATGCATAAGAGATCAATTTAAAAAGGGGTATGATGTGGTTGGCTTGGCAGGTGGTAGTAAACTTCAAATTAAAAAACCATGTCTATGGCATTTAATGTGCAAACAAGAATCTTACTCCGGTATAGTAGCTCATTATAAAAATAAAACCGAATATTACCAAACAATTTTCGGTCCTACTCCTCGAGAGGTAGTATTGCTTGACGGGTTATTCATGGCTGTAAAAACTAAATCTATCGCTTTACACAACGTCCAATTCGACGAAAATATAAAAGGTTTTCATCATTACGACTTAAAATTTTGTTTGGATTGTCATCTAGCTGGAATGAAACTAACAACTGCCCCTATACAAGTCATCCACGAATCTCCTGGCTTAACTGAATTCACAGAAGAATTTGCAAAATCAGAAGATTACCTATATAATGTTCTTGTAAAACATGCTAACAAGCGATAATTACTTAGAATTAGATCTCAATCATTTAGAAAAAATTATCTTTAAGAACATTCTTGAAGATGAAACTTATCTAAGTTCTATTGTTGATAGTTTAAACTTTAAGTTCTTTAAAAATAAAGACATACAGCAAATAATAAAACTAATTCAGGCGCTTTATGTAAAAAATAAACAGAGACCAACCGCTGCAGAACTTGAATTATATCTAAGCTCTGATGTTTTAAAGCAACATTATGAGAAAAGTAAAAATGAAATTAAAGATATTAAAACTGATTTTAGTAGTGAAGTTTTATACAAATATACAGAAAAGTTCTTGCAAGAACAAGCTGTGTTTAACACATTCTTAGATATTGTAGATAGTAAAGAAAGAGATGTTTCTATTATACATGATAAATTTAATAAAGCATGTAGTATATCTATTAATACAAATATTGGTCATGATTATTTTAATGATTTAGATAAACATATTACCGACTTAACTACCAAAGAAACTAAAATTAAGACCGGTTGGGATTGGTTAGATGATAAATTTGATGGTGGTTTCTTAGAGAGTGGTAGAGCTATGTATATCTTTGCAGGCCCTACCAATGTAGGTAAATCTATATTTTTAAGTAATGTAGCTACTAATGCAGTTGAGCAAGGAAAAAAAGTGTTAGTAGTTTCGTTAGAAATGTCAGAGATGATCTATAGTAAGAGAATTACATCTAAGATAACTAATCTCCCTATCAATAGATTAACTGATCATATTGATGCACTTAAACAAAAAGTAAACTCCTTTCGTGTAAACTCTAAAGGTGGTAGTTTGGTTGTAAAGGAGTTTCCACCTAATTCAATTACTCCTACACAACTAGAAAGTTTTATTAAAAAACTATCTAATAAAATATTTAAACCGGATATTATTGTATTAGATTATTTAAATTTGATGGCTAGCTCTTATGGTAATAATTCATATGAACGCATAAAAAATATATCTGAGAGCGTGAGAGCAATGTCCTATACATTTGAATGTCCTATAATATCAGCTACACAGGTAAATAGATCTGGTTATAATAATAACGATGGAGGTGGGCCTGGTCTAGAGTCAATCGGAGAGAGTTATGGTTTAGGTGCTACGGCAGACGCAATGGTTAGTATTTGGCGTACAGAACAAGATGAAGAAGATTTTGCTTTACATGTAGGGGTTATAAAAAATAGATTTGGTTCTAATACGGGCAGTATAAGACTCGCAATAGACTATAATACTTTATCATTATCAGAAAATAATGAACTTAATGTAAATGATGATATAAACGCTGCGGAAAATGATGCTGTAGAATTTGGAAGAGAGGTGTAAATATACTTAATGACTAACAAAACAATAGTCTTTACTGATTTAGATTTAGATGGAGCTTGTAGTTATTTAATACATTGCTGGTATACTCAATCTAAACCTAAAGTTGTACCACTCAAAGTCAGTACCTTACGAGAAAAATTTTTAGGGTGGCTTAATAATAATAAGCTTGAAGACTTTAAAGAGGTTTATTTTTTTGACATTGATACAACAGAAATTAAAGATTTAATAGATAAAAAGAATGTTATAGTTTTTGATCATCATAAAACTCATGTAGATGATTATAAAGTTGCAGAATTTTATATTGATCACGACGCTCCTTCTTGCAGTAAAATTTTATACCGATATTATAATAACACATCATCAACGAACCTTACTGTTGAGCAAAAAAAATTAATTGCTTTAGTAAATGATTATGATTGTTATGATTTAAAATTTCCAGAAAGTAATAAATTAAATTTTTTGTTTTGGTATAAAAATGGAGACAAAATACAAAATTTTGTTAATGATTTTGAGCACGGCTTCCATGGGTTTACTAATGAGCAAAATAAAATTATAAGTTATCATATATATAAGTTTAATAAATTAACCGAAGAGTTACAACTATTCGAAAGTAATGTCCCGGTTAGTAATATTAACTATAGATTTGTATCTACATTTGTCAATACATATGTTAACGATGTTGCGCAACATATTATAGATAAAACTAATTGTGATGTATGTATGTTAATTAATTTAAAAAATAAACGTGTTTATTTTCGTAAGAGAAGAGATACAAAAATAGACTTAGGTAAATTAGCGAAAAAACTTTGCGAGGGTGGAGGTCATGAATATGCTGCAGGCGGCATCCTTAATGATGTTATCTTGACACTAAGTAAACAATTCACACCTATTAATGGATAATCCATACTTATATTTAGAAAAAAAAGATCGTACTCACAAATTTTTAAGTTTGTGTAGTTTTATTTCTATATGTGAGAATAAAAAAATTAATCTCGCAAATGTATTTTTAACAATTCTCAAAGAAAAAAAATATAGAAATTTATTTAAAGAGACACTACACTTAGAAAGTAATTTTGAATTAGTAAAATTATTCCTCTCACATGACCCTTATCTTTATAAGAGTAAATACATTACTAAATTTTTAAAGAAAAATAAATTAAATTTATGACCGATAACGTTTTTACTTCTCTTGACAAAAATATATACAATTTATATTTAAGAACGTCAAGAAGAGGTAAAGGATTTACTCCTCGAAAAGATTTTAGTAATATAAATGACGAAAAATATAATTATATAAAAAAAATATCTAAATTTATCAGCAAAGGTAATATAGATATACAAATGTTTTTCGACGCACCATACCAAATCTACGATGATAGATATATAGATTTAAAATTCTATAGCACATTCGCCGCTATTTCAGCTTACAGAAAATACATACAACAAATAGAATTAACAGAGCCTGATAATGATTACAATCTTAATCGTTTAAGACAAAGTATTAAATTTATTTACGAAAAATGTAAAAACAATAATCTTAGTAACATACAAGAATACTTGACTCTACAGACTGGAATATATCCGGACTTTCTCGTTGATCTTAAAAAAGATAATATTTCTTTCTACAGCTTAGTGGCTCTTAATTTATTGGAGAGAAATATAACTCCAGAGAAAAAAGTAGTTGAATTCATGCATAAAAACTTTTATAATATCTTGAGCAGTTTGAGGACGAAATATGTTTATTCGTCAAAAATCAAACCGTTGAGTATAAAACTTATTAAAACTATTAACGATATATTAAAATGACAACAAATATGTTTGCAACAATAAAGGACGCGCTCGCAACACCGGCGCAAACTACCAGCTCAACTGGTAACATCTTACGATTGAGAACAGGTAATACGTATACTGTACGCTTAGTACCGTTTACTAAAGAACCTGCTAAGACGTTTTTTCATTATTATTCCCATGGTTGGGTAAGCGAAGCTACCGGACAATTCCAAAGCGCGATTAGCCCTCAAACGTGGGGTGAACGAGATCCAATTGCAGAAGCTCGGTTTAGAATTATACGTACCGGTACTGAAGAGGAAAAAGAAAAAGCTAAGGCTCTTAACCGAAAAGAAAACTGGCTTATTAATGTCTATGTAGTGAAGGACGGTGAAAATCCTGAAAATGAAGGTAAGGTAAAAATTCTTCGCTTTGGTAGGCAATTGCATAAGATTATTATGGAAGCTATCGAAGGAGATGACGCAGATGAATTTGGTGAGCGTATTTTTGACTTTAGTGATAAGGGTTGTAACTTACGAATTAAAGTTGAAGAACAAGGAGGGTATCCTACTTATGTAAGTTCTCGTTTCGCAAGTCCATCTGAAATTCCAGGTATTAGCGAGAATAACGTTGGTACGGTTTATGATCAAGTCCATGATTTGGAAAATGTTTTTCCTGTTAAGACTTATGAAGAACTGGAAACTATGTTACAAGAACATTATTACGGGAAAAACACTCCTGGACCGGCTCCTATAACAGCTCCAGCTCATTTAGATCCAGCAAAATCATCTTCTACGATCGATGAGACAGATGATATTGTGTTTGATGATGATAAACCAAACGCAAGCGCTGATATGGATGATGAGAAAGTTAAACAGCTTCTCGATACATTAGAACCATAATTTAGACGGGGAGGGAAACCTCCCCTCTTTTTTTATCATGCAACAAGACCCAACAGATATTTTTATACATCAGTTAAACCAGCAGGCTCATGAACTTAATAAAGGAATGGTTCAGAAGAGTGCGACTATGCAGGAAGTACCTTTAAAAAAGGATATATATAAAGAACATCGTCGAGCTCAACCAGCCCAGCCTGTACCGCGACAAGCTCCTGTACCTCAACAAGTCCCGCAACAAGCTCCTGTACCGCAACAACCGGTTGTTCAACAAGATTTATCTCCGTTAATTGATAGAATAACATCTGTTGAAAAACAAATTACCAAATTTGTAAATCTATTAGAACGTAATGTTGCAAAAAATGCTAAAGAGATTAACATAAGAATCAAATTAAACGAAAATAATGATTCTACCGATAAACAATAGAGATAACTTTATTAAAAGTTTTCTTAACCCTATTTCTAGGTTATCTCCTACTTGTACTCTAACAGTGCAAGATAGACCAGCATCAACTCATGATTGTGGTGGGTATCAAATGTCTGGTGAACCTGACACTGCCACAGAAGAAATATCTACAGTTGTACATAATAACTCTAATATCTTTTTGAAAGCGAGTTATCGTATGAAAAGAGGTTCATTTGAAAATTGTACATTATGTTTACCTGACACTATAAAGTTAATTAAAATCTTATCTTGTCTTGAGGAGGAAAGTTTTAATTTAGAATATAAAGAAAATTGTATTACATATAACAACGGTAAAGGCAGTAAATTTAAATATCATTTATTTGATGATAGTTTAGCGTTAAAGAGCCCATTCGATTTTGATAGAATAAAACAAATACAGAAGTGGTCTTCATTCACTTTAACTAGAGAAAAAAATAATTCAATTTTAAAAGCTTTACCCTTTGTAACTGAAAATAGTAAAGCTTATTTAACTAATGAAGAAGAAAAAGTATCTGTTGAGTTAACTGATAAAAAACTACAAAATGTAGATAGCTATACTGCGTTAGTAGGAGAAGATTTCACCGGAGATAGTATACCAGGTGAACTAATATTAGATGTGGAATTGTTTAGACTTATATCTACATTGAATTACGAAGAATGTAAAGTATATATTAATAATGAGTTTAAAATGCTTAAACTCGACATTGTTATCAATGATTGTAATTTAACCTTTGTAAGTACTAGTTTTAAGAATTAATGAAAAAAAATAAAATCACAACATGTGGTTATTTTATTAAAAGATTACGTGATAACGGTTATCATGTAAATAGAATTTTCAATGATTATTGTTCTTCAGATTCAAGAAGATGGACTATAATGATAGAACCAAAAAATGCCGCTCTCTTTATTACATGTTATATGAACAAAGATTGGTTTGGAGATATAACTTTTGAATTAAACAATGGTAGAGAGTTTAAAAATTTACTTCTTAATACAGATAGTATGGAAGTAGTTATAACAAAATTAATAGAAAAAAATATTACCCCTTCGTTAAGTGAAAAAAGCCCCACCTAAAAACAAAAATTTTGATAATTTACTAAAAACTAGTATTAGTGCAGTAGACTCAATCGCAGCAGAAGAGGGCCAAGACCTCTCTGTAATAAATGATTATCTTTGTGAATATTTAAAAAGTTTCGTCCTATTAGGATATGACACAAAGGGCGAGAGTGTTGTAATTGTATCAGGTAAGACGCCTCAAGATTACGACGCAATAGAGACATTATTACGAAGAGTCGGAAATATAGACTTTTTTGATACAACACAAGAAGAGAAAAACAACAGTGACAAATGAGTAAGTTAATTGTAATAGGTAACGGTTATATTGGAGAGAAAATAAAAAAACAGCTCTCCTCTAGAGTTGATGAAATAACTGTTTTAAGTGGTTTGAATTATAATAAACCAGAACAACTCTTAGAAGAATTTAATTCTATTCTCGGCCCAGAAATACGATACGCGGCTGGTCCAGGCTTTAAAGATCCACTAGAACGAGCATGGGTTATTAATTGTGTAGGATATACTGGTAAGCCAAACGTAGATGCTTGTGAAGACGAAAAAGAAAAATGCTGGCAACTTAACGTTACATTTCCAACATTACTCGCAAGTTATTGTTTGAGATCAAACGTAAAATTAATAAATGTAAGTTCTGGTTGTATATATGATGGTACTAATAATTATGAAGAAGAAGACTGGCCAGACTTTGGGGTAGATTCTCCTAACAGTAGTTGGTACAGTAGAACGAAACATGCAGCAGAACTTAGTCTTAACGCGTTTCCTAACGTGTATACCTTAAGAGTACGTATGCCTATATGTAACGACTTTAACTCAGGTAAAAACTATCTGACGAAACTTCTCAAGTATAATAATTTACTAGAAGATACAAACTCTAAAACAATAATTGAAGACTTAATTAATGTAATTCATAAGGTTACGAATTTACCCGAACTACCGCCCGGTACTTATAATTGCGTTAATCCTGAACCACTCAGCACAAAAGAAGTTACAAAGATTTTAGACAAAGCAGGTATGTGGAATCCGCATTGGAAGTTTATTGATTATAAAGAACTCAAAAATCATATAAAAGCTAATAGATCAAATTGTAAACTATCAACAGAAAAAAGTAGATTATACAATATTGAAATGCCCACAGAAAGAGAATCATTAGAACGAATTTTATTTAATGAAGAATAAACATATTCTAGTCACTGGGGGTTTAGGTTTTATTGGGAGTCACTTTGTTGAACTGTTACATGAAAAGTGTACAAACTGCAAAATTACAATTGTAGATAGTTATAATTATAGTGTATCAGAAAAAACTGAAAATTTATTGTGGGATCTTTTTTTAGATAAAAAAAATAAATTAGAAATTGTCTATAAATCCATACACGAATATAATGGTGTTGGGATATATGATTACATAATAAATTTTGCAGCTGAGTCTCACGTTGATAATAGTATCGAAAACGGAGACCCTTTTATTCAATCTAACGTTGTTGGGGTGTATCATTTACTCAACCAACTTAGAGAAGGACAGCGATTTATTCAAATTGGTACTGATGAAGTGTACGGTAGTTTGTCTCTTAATGCTTCACCGAGCGAGGAAGGAGATTTATTAGAACCATCTTCCGTGTACTCCTCTACGAAAGCAGCTGCTGACCTTATTGCTCTTTCCTATTACCATACATTTAATAGAGATATTATCGTAACACGATGTACTAATAATTTTGGACCTAGACAGTACCCGGAAAAATTAATACCAGTTGTAGTAAGAAATGCTCTAGCGGATGCATACGTTCCAGTTTATGGGACAGGAGAAAATGTCCGACAATGGATATATGTAAAAGATCATTGCGAGAAAATATTTAACGTTCTAAAGCATGGAACATCTGGTAAAATTTATAATTTCGCTCCAAGTTACGGAAATAATGATCACGGGGAGATTAATAATATTAATTTAGTACAAGAAATATTACATATACTAAAAAAACCAGAAAGTCTAATCTCATTCGTAGAAGATAGGAAAGGCCATGATTTGAAATATTCTTTACGGGAAAGTAATTATAGAGCTATGATGATTGTAGCTGGACTTCAACTAGAACTACCTGGAACAGAAAAAACATTTGCCGATGATTTGAGATATACTATAATGTGGTATACGAAAAATGAAAGCTGGTGG